GCTGGTGAACGAACAGAAAGAATCGCTTGACGATTTAGATTTTCTGAATCCGAAACAGCCGATGAATGACTTGGAATTGGTCCGCCGCTTGCCTTGACTTCATTATCTTTTTTGTCAAGCTCTTTTACGGTTGCTGATTTTTCAGATATGAGTTCTTCTTTGATAATCCAAAGTTTGCAAATTGCTTCTGGTTCAATTTCACCATCAACAATTTCGCAACGCTTTCCACCCTGGAAGAAAGCGCAGTTCATACACATCAGACCTTTTTCCTTGAATGGGTTTGTTTCCGCAGATGCGTAATGCGCTCCATCAGGGCCAGCGGTCTGGTCCCACTTACCAAACTCTTCAGCCATTGTTTCAAATAGGTCGTACATGGTGAACTGACGAGGAGTTAAGCCACTCTCTTCTTGCTCTGCGATTCCCTCAATCATCTCATCTTGATGAGGCACTAAATCCTCTTGTTTGCTGCCTTGTGTCTCTGCTGCATAAAGAGCTGCCATATGACTGCGAGCCTCAGCGAGGGTTTGATGGCACCCACCAGGAACTGGTGTGCTTTCGCCCTCTTTAATAACTGCGTATCCGCTACACCCATTGGCGTTGCTTGAAATACGGTATGGCTTACCTTCATCTGTTCGGCGGCGGCGGCGTGGTTGACGACCAACAACACCCGGACGTTCTGGTGTCCCAAACGAACCAGGATTGCCTTCGGGCATGTCGGTGTAAATATCTTTCTTGAGGCCGTCCTCTTCTTCGTCTTCATCTTCGTCACTCATATCCGGCTTGTCAATCAGTCTGAGAGTAGAAAATCTATGACCTACCAAAACGTCTGTTCGAGAAAACGACATTCCCTCATTACGATAAATACGAATTAGCGCGGCTGGATTTTCTGGCGTGCCAGTGATTTCGAAATCACTATCCGGAACATTGATAACTCCGTTGCGCACAATGCGTTCGATTTTGCCGGTCGCTCTGCCTCCCGAAGAATTCCAAGAAACAAAATCCCCAACCTCTAACTCATCTGGTTCTGCCTTGCTTTCATCTCTGCTGTTCATCGCATCAACAAGCTTCTGGGACCAGCGTCGTCCTTCATCTCCACCCCATAGTTTCCAAGCTATAAGCCCAGCTCCTGGATAGCCATCAGCTCCAGGTCTACTATTTGCCGGTGTGCGAAGGTCTACTTCGTGGCGCGGGAAATAACGTGCGATATGACGTGCTTTTTCCGGGGAAACAGTTGCGTTATTAATTAAATAATTGGCTGTGTTCTTCCCTACTGATGTACCGCCGCGATTAAATTCTTTAGACCAGTCAAGTCCAATTTGTGCTTGCTTCTTGACACCTGATGGTATTTTGAAATTAATATCTGAGTAACGCCCAACCTTGCCCTCTGAAACTATTGTTTCTTCATTATTTTCAATTTCTTCAGCGTCATCTTTCACGCTAAGAGTTCTTGTGTTTGGTGCAGCACCAAAAAGAACAGGAGAGTACTCGTAAAGTTCTAGTGTTTTGATGTAGCGAATTCCGCTTTTTTCATCAACTCTTGATTTGCCCTCTGGAACAGAATACCCGATTGACCATTCTTGCTCTTCAGCAAAGAATTGAACGTCATTGAAAGCGTCCCTACCGCGACTTGTATTTAGATTGAATTGCATTTTTACCAAAAGGGCACCTGCATTTTTTTGACGCAAATCTTCGGGGAGCCTTGGGTCATTTGGCATCAATTCTTCGACCTTAAGAGTCTTAGCAACAGGGATATTTGTATCGTGCGACCAAACGCCTTTTGGGTTTCTCTTCCGTAACGTATTTTTATATGCGCCCGGCTCAATGATGTCATTAACTGAGTCAACAATATTGGTCACGGAAACGATTGCTTCAACAACCCCGTCAACACTGTCAACATTTCTAATTTCCGAAACTGATACGTTTTTATGTTCCACGGCTACCTCGCGCTAGAAAATACCACAAATATAGGCAGATGTGTGAACGTCTAGTTCGACTAGACAAAAAAGTATAGATTAGATAAACGAAAGAGTGCATCGGCAGTTAATTACCGATGTGCTGTCGTTTTCAAAATCTCCAGGGAAGCTAACGCTTTTACCGTTTACATCAAAAACTTCGTCAATACCAACGGTTGAGTTAGCAACAACTTGATGCTCCTCCCTGCCGTGTTCCTCGTCTAAATGTACCCATGTTTTTTTGGTAAAGCCCAACTGCTTGGCTGCCCAAAGCAAACCAGCGTTAAAAGCCCCGCCGACTTCTGTCTTGACTATTAATTTCATTCTTTTAGTAAATGAAGCCGACATCCATTCATCGATTGAATTCACAAACGATTGATGGGGCTTGCCTTTGTGGTCATCAATAATCTTTTGAATGTTTTTGGCTGTTGTTTGATTTACAACCAAAATATGATTTGCACGATTTTCAATCAAATCCGTAATTTGTTTTTCGCCTAAATCGAGCTTGTCAATTGATTGCCCGGCAATTTCAATTGCGCCATCAAGGAATGTTGCAGAAATCCATGTTTTTGCATCCGCCTTCAATTGCGCATCCCAAATTTTGATATCCAAAACATCATCTACTGATACCGCTTCGCCCGATTCCCACTTCTCTTTCATTTTCTTAGACGAGCTCTTTTCGTGAGTCACCCTTTGTTGGCGTTTAAAAAATGAACCAATCTGCAAAGTAACACTTGCTTCTAAACGCTCCAATTGTCTCGCTCGCCTATTGATTCCAGAATCCTCAACCTTTACACTTTCGATTTCGTGTGAAAGCGGAGTTAGGGCTGGGGAATAAACGGCACGCGGGCTTGGGTCGTTGCTGTCTGTCGAAACTCGCCCTTGAGTCGGAGTGTTAACGCCATTTGGGGCGCTCGGTACAGTTGGGTCCTCTTGTCCATTTGGCCTCTGGCCCGGTCTTTGATTTGGGTTCAGCAATCCTGCACCGTCACCCGACATCATCACTGGTGAAAGATTTGTTGGGATTAGCAGCTCGTCAATACCAACGGCCTCACGACCTGTCAGGTTTCTATATTCATCAATACTGATAGCACCCTGCTTGAGTTCCTCTAAGTGGAACTTTGAGCGCTCTCTGTCGTCGCGACTAAGAATCGCCACAGAGGACAAGTCGAAGGCGAAGTATGTGCTTGGGTCTGTATCTAAAACATCAAACGCTCTTTCTAGGAGCGTCAGGTGCGGCCGCATAGTTTCTCGCCAAAAAACCTCAAGCTCAACATCAGCATTGGCAAATGTCCTGTTTGCAGCATTGCCCAAAACCGATTCTGGTACACCAAAAGCTAAAAGGATTTCTTCTTTATTATCTTTTCTAGCTTCCGAATATTGAGAATCCCTTTGATTTGTGGCTGTATCAATAAAATCAGCATCTTCGGCCGAAATAACAGTCATTCGTCCTGCACCGCCAATGTTTGAACCAGTTGAGCCCTTAAAGCGGCGAGCTATTTCTTCTGATTGCTCGTCCTCTAACTCGCCTTTGATAACAAGCAAACCACCTGGTCGCGCATCGTTAATAATGAAGTTACGGTTAAAAACTCTTGCGTAGTAGTCGTACTCAATTGCTAAACCAGCCGATTCAAGTGGGGTCTGGCCTTTGTATGGGTCAATTGGATGTGGGACCCTAATCCAAATCATACTTTGTGGGTCAATAACTTTCTTTGGTTGATTTGGGTATTCAATTGAATAGCCCGAAACAAAAGTCTTCATGTCCGGAATTGGAAAGACATATTGCGGCTGATGTAGATAAAGACCAGTTGTATCTCCAAGTCTGTTTCTCAAAATCTCTACATACGCGCCTTTGCGCGAAAGCAGTATCTGAGAAGAAAGCATAAATCTAAAAGTAAAGGCATCTTGATTTTCATTTGCCTTACGATTCAGAACTTCAAGAATTGGATTGTCCCACTTGAATTCTCCAGTTCTCCAATCGCCAACACGCATTCCGACTGGCAGACTTGCAGAGTTTGACGCTATTGCGTAAACGGCTTTGTAAACCCAAACAACCCTGTCAAGAGCTTGACTAATGCCTCGCTCAACATCCCAGCCATCTTTGTATGGAGTATTGGGTCTGCTGTACCCAGAAGGCTGGTAGTAGTTTTTCTTTTCCGACACGTTGGAAAAGCCATTTTGGGTGTGGGTGGTAAAAGACCTAAGGAATGGCATGTTTAATTCCCGTTAGTAAAGCCGAGGAGCAAACCCGAACCTATTAAAGCGGCGCTAAGTACAAAAAATCCAACTTCCGGAGAAATTAAAAAAGCACCGACACACATTGAATAGCAGCCAGAAATAAAAGAAGCAAATGCAATCCGCTCTCTAAGGCTCAAAGATAAGGTTTTGCCCGCAAAAAAAATGCCTACTGCCGCCAAAAGTGTAATTATTCCATAAGCTAAAATCATTTAGAGCCCTTGACGTAATCAGACGACAAAAATTTCATAGTTGTAAAACTATAGCAACAGGAAAGCCTTACCCTAAGATAAGGTCTTTCCCGTTGCTATAGAAAAATTAGATTAGAACGGTTCTTCTTCGAAAGCACCAACACTGGCAAGTGCCGTCTGGCGTGTTTGTCCAGACTTTCCAGCTGGTGTTGCACCTAGGACCTTAGTAATCCCAGATACTTGAGCTTTCCTGAGTGATGGACCGCAATCTTCAGCAATCAAAACAACTTTTGAATGCTTCTGACCATCTTTTTCCCAAGTCTGTTGCTCTAAGCGGCCAGTAACAATGACCTTTGAGCCTTTCTTGAGGCTTGCTGCAATATTTTCTGCAAGCTCGCTCCATGCTGTTACATCAAAAAAGGATGTTTGTTCTTCCCAAGCATCTTCTTTGTTCTTCCAGCTTCTGTTTACCGCAACACTCATATTGGTAAGAGTTGCTCCTGATTTCATTGTCTTCGTTTCTGGGTCTTTTGTTAAATTCCCAATTATCGTTACCTGTGAACTCATTTTATTCTCCTGTATTCGTTGATGTTTCCTGTTTATTGTTTCTCATTTCAAGTAAGAACCAATCTTCAATCCACATTATAGCAATAATTGCGTAACCGCAAATATCCAACCATGTGTCATCAATTGGCTCAAACAGCACTGGCCCACCATGTCGCTGGAGATTCTTTAAGCGCTCCAACTTATCATTTAGGCGAATTGTGATACCGGGGATACCAAAACGCTTAATATTCCCGTGACCATACATCTTTTGCTTACCGATTACCACTTCTCTTACAATCTTGCTTGCTTTCTTTGGCGAAATATCTTTTTGATAGGCATAGCCACAAAGAGCAGCGATTGCAATATCAAAAAATTGTTCTTGTAAAATTTCATTATCTGCTTGGGAATCTGAAGAAAACACCGACTCAACAATGTCTTCAAACTCTTCAAAAATTACTTTTTGGCAGGCACTGCTATCCATCATTGATGCGAACTCGTGTGAGCCGGTCATGTCATTGATTGAACGCGTAACTATCTCAGCCGCTGTCTCCCAATCTTTTGGCTGGACCTTATTTTTCATAATGCACCTTTGTATGTCATGGGAGCAAGCATAGCTGTTTTAGAGTGCCTGGCCTCCCATTCAAAAACTCGACGAAGAGAAAGAAACATTTCAAAAATATCATCGTCAATTCTTAGTGGTTGGAAGGACCAATTATCTGGCCTAATCCAAAGAGCGGCGGCGCCATCAATATGTGGAATAGCAATTTCCTTATCGCCATCAAACATTACATCAGCCCTTGCGTATGCCGCTAGCTGTAAAGCAACTTTGGGGCTGATACCTGAGCGGGTGGTTTTGAAATCCAAAATCATTGTTTTCTTATTGATTCGCGCGATTGCATCAAATGAACCAGCATACAAATGAGTTAATGAAAAGACTGACTTTTCGACATGCAACCATTCGGGTTCAAAGCGATTACAGAAAATGTCAAATCTTTCAATAAAAGGAGCGAGGTCTGCATCGAAAGGACGAGTCGGGTCAATGATTCTGTTTTCAAAAGCTTCGTGGACTCGTGTGCCGATATCTGCCGCTTTATCCAACTCTCTTGATGCAGCATTTTTTAGCCATTCAATTGCTTTGTTGGAATTGCCTGATGCCGCTAATTCATTAATGTAATCCAGATTGGCCATAGCGGCTTGTGCTGTCATCTTGCTATTCCATGCCCTCAAGAATGGCGATGGGAGCATGTCTAAAACTGAAGTCACCGATGGCGCTGTTACGTTTTTTAAATTTGGGTGCTCATAATAACGATGGTTGTTGACTTGATAAGTCTTAATCTTCGGATTGGTCATTTTGTTCTTTCTTTGTTTTTGTAATTAAGCCTGTTGATTTAGTTTGTTGTATTCCGACCAGTCGGTTTGCAATTTATAAGAACATTCAACAACCTCTGGTGGAGCATCTCTTTCGTACAACTCTAAGCCAAAACCAAGAACAATAAACCTTGGCGTTGGATATTTCATCGTTAAAGTTTTTTTATTGTAACTACCGCCAACTAATTTTATTTCAGCTTTGTCTATGGTTGTTGGCTTGCGCTGGGCCATTCTATTTAACGTTAATTACTTGACTTCTTATGAATTCGCCAACGCTCACGCGATTCTTTTTTGCTATTTGTTTAATTTGAGCGACTTGTTTTTTTGTAAAGCGTACAGTTATTCTTTCGTCCCCGTTTGCTTTACCTGTCTTATCCACTTTCCTGGGCTGAGCCATTATTTTGATTCCTTTAATTTATTTAATACATTTTCAATGCTTTCAACCGATTCGTTGTAATCATCAACAAAAGTTTTATCTAAGACAATAGATTCTGTTTCTGGGTCAACTGAAAGCATTTCTGAAAGCATTTTTAATTTATTAAGCGGGTTGGTGATTTCCGTAAGAAAAGAATTTATGACCTTTTCGTAGTGGTCCAACTGTTCGCGTTGCGGGTTTGCTGACTCTTGAGCGAACATAACCGGTACATCATTCCCACCAAGAGCTCCTGCGTAAATGACGAACGATTCGTCTGGGTTGCCAATGCTAAATCCTGAAATTTTTGACATGTAATCTCCTTTGCTTTATCTTATCAGACCTATATGAGTTGCGTTGATTTATGAATCATAATCTTTGTTGTAAATCATGTCCATGACCTCACTGGGCTCAAGCAAAAATCCTTTAGCGGGGTTATCGCTATTCTCGGCGAAAACAACTTTTGCGCTTTCAGTAAATCTATCTTTGTTTTTTCTTAAATAAGATTTAAGTCTTTTGACTGACACTATTACGAATGATTCGTTTAGCGAATAGACGTATAGCCACCAGTCAGCTGTGGTTACATTAATCCCGCTATTTTTCCACTTTACAGAACCATCTAAATTCCTTGCTCTTTGAGGATTTTGCTGGGTTTCAACAACCATTCTTCCGTTCCTGTATCTATCGGTCTTGACCTCGGCGGAACCCTGAATTACCTGTTCGTAAAATGACTTTATAAATTGCTCGCCATCTTCTCCGTATTTCAAATCGTTTTTGAAATTAAACGAATTCGATGGGATGTCAAATCTATTCTCGTAAACCAATAGCTACCTCTTCATCGGCTTTATTGGAACATATTTGTACCAAACTAATTTGCCTTTAATTCTCTTACAGACGAAATTGACTTTATTTGTTCTTTTACGCAAACCAATCTTCTTGCAAGACCGCAATGGTTTGGTCGGTTTAACTGGTGAGGAAGAAACGCCCAGGGGTGTAGAAAGTATTGGAACCGAGGGCGCAACTGTAATCAGCGGTTGGATAGTTGTGGTTGTGGTGGGCATAGCAACTGTTGTGGTCGTTGTAGTAGTTGTTGGCTCACTACTCCCGCCACCTCCGCCGCCGCCACCGCCACCACCACCGCCACCGCCGCCGGTGCTAGTTCCGCCACCAATTGGTTTTGGGATTGTCGTAGTACTGGTGGTTGTGGTCGTAGTAGGGATGGTTGTAGTGCTTGTGGTTGTAGTCGTTGTCGCAGGAATCGTGGTTGTGGTCGCCGGAACAGTAGTTGTAGTTGTACTCGTCGTACTGGTCGTCGTTGGGGCCAAAGTGGTTGTTGTAGAAGTCGTCGTTGGGGCAATAGTTGTCGTTGGGGCAACTGTCGTTGTGGTGACTTCTGGGACCGTAGTCGTAGTTGTTGGAGCGATGGTTGTCGTTGGTGCAACAGTGGTGGTGGTTGTCGTTTCAGAATTTTGTGTTAGCGGGATTGTTGTGGTGGTGGATGTAGTAGAAGTAGAAGTAGAAGTAGTAGTCGTAGTGGTCGTGGTAGTCGTTGTAGTTGACGATGCTGGACCAGACGAACCATTAAAAAGCTGTATGTTTGGCGAACCTGTTTCTACCGCATTTATAACTCCAGATGTCGCCATGTCAAGTATTGACTGAGCAATAACAGAATGGCTTGCCGAAGGATTTGTTTCTAGTAATAAAGCAGCAACACCAGCAACATGTGGCGACGCCATTGAAGTCCCACTAGAACTTCTAACTGCATTACTTGCTCCGACCCACGCTGATTCAATTGATGAGCCAGGAGCAAAAATATCTAGGCATGAACCAAAATTAGAAAATCCAGACTTTTCATTTGCGCTGGTTATTGAGCCAACCGTAAGCACAAGCGGCTCGGAGGCTGGAGAGTAATTACAAGCGTTAGCGTTTGCATTACCAGCAGCAACAACAACTGTTATGCCATCTTCTATTGCGCTTCTAACCGCATCGTTAAGACTTGTTGAGGATGTAACGACCAAACTCAAATTCATTACGGCTGGTGTCCCCGAAGAATGATTTGCTATCACCCAGTTGATTCCACTGATAACACCCGAGACACTTCCAGACCCTCTGCAATTCAGGACTCTTACTGGAGTAATCGTCACATCTTTGGCTACTCCATATTTTGTCCCACCCAAAGTTGCAGACACATGACTTCCGTGCCCATTGCAGTCTTCGGTCCCGTATGTATCAGCAACAATGTTGTAGCCATCATTGATTCTGCCCGAGTATTCTTCGTGCCCTGAATTTATTCCAGTGTCAACCACGTATGCAGTAACACCATTACCCGTTGTGTCGTAGGAATAAATCCCATCTCGGGTCAAACTGCGTTGGTCTATTCTGTCAAGATTCCACAATGTGAAAGCTCCAGAACTATCAAGAAGAGATTGTTCGCCAGCCAAAAATACTTCTTCGTCTTCTTCTACATATTTGACCTGCTCGTCTTCTTGCAATTTTTCAACATCCGAAGCTGTGAGCTCTGCCACAAATCCATTGGTGGCCAAATTGAATACTCGTAAAACGTTCATGCCGGTTTTTTGTAAATCTAAAACAAACTCTTGGACAAGCACGTCATCTTCAAGAGTGACGATGTAAGTCTTAACCTCTGACAAATCTGTGGATAACTTTGCTGAAAAATTTGAACTTTGTCCCAGGTCGTATGCTAAAGTTTTTTCACCTACAGAAGGCAGGGCGAGGGCAAAAACCAAAAAAATAAACTTAATAGGTTTTGTATTCATTGAGTTCTCCTTATGGGGATAATCAATTATAGGGTCTCAGCCCCAAAAACCAACATTCGATTACGTCAACTAGACAAGTGACTCGAACTAAATTTGAGAAACTTTTAAAACCAACAAAACGCCAGAAAGGCTGAATATGACACTATTAGACCAATCCTTCGTCGATTCTTACGCAAACAAGAAGGCCCCTTGGGGTTTTAATGGCCTGGGCGAAATTGTGTTCTTGCGCACCTACAGCCGTAAAAAAGAAAACAACGAAAATGAAACTTGGGTCGAAACCCTCCAGCGAGTAATCAATGGCGCGCACGAAATAGGTGTTGAGTACACAAAAGAAGAAGTTGAAAAACTTTTTGACCACTGCTTTAACCTTCGATGCTCGTTCTCGGGTAGGGCAATGTGGCAACTCGGGACACCGCTTGTCAAGAAGTTTGGAGCGTCATCTCTCAACAACTGCTACTTCACCAACATTGAAAAAATTGAAGACTTTGAACTGCTTTTTGAATACTTAATGCTTGGTGGTGGAGTTGGGTTTTCGGTTGAGCGCTCTAAAATCCATGACTTGCCCAAGGTTCGAAGTGGCGTAGTTGTTACTCATGAAAAAACCAATGATGCCGATTTAATTGTTGCCGACTCCCGACAGGGCTGGAACAGACTACTTCACGCAGTACTTAAGTCTTACTTTTATACCGGCAAATCATTTAGTTACTCAACTGTTTTAGTCCGTGAGTATGGTGCAGCTTTGAAAACTTTTGGTGGTACAGCATCCGGACCGGGAGCGTTAATTGATGGCATCAAAGACATTTGCGAAGTTATGGATAATCGGGTCGGCAAAAAACTTCGCTCGGTGGATGTATTGGATATTTGCAACATCATAGGACGAATTGTTGTTTCTGGTTCTTCGCGAAGAAGTGCTCAAATTGCAATGGGCGACCCAGATGACGTTCTCTTCTTGCGAGCAAAGAACTGGTCTTCAGGTAATGTCCCTGCATGGCGAGCCAATTCAAATAACAGTATTTACGCTGACTCGTTTGAAGAAATCCAACAAGAGCTTTGGAGAGGTTATGACGGCTCTGGCGAACCATACGGTCTATTGAACCGCAGACTCGCTAGGAAAGTGGGACGCCTCGGCGAAACCAAAGTTGATAACTCGATTGAGGGCTTTAACCCATGCGCTGAAATTGCTTTGGCCGATGGTGAGTCCTGCAATTTGTCAACAATCTTTTTGCCGAACGTGGAGTCACTGGAGCAAATGAAGGAAATCTCATACTTGCTTTATAAGACTCAAAAGCAAATCACTCGCATGAATTATTCATACCAAAAGACAACAGACATAGTCAGCAAAAATTCCAGAATCGGTCAATCCATAACTGGAATCCTGCAGAGCTCGCCAGAACAAATTGAGTGGCTCGATGATGCCTATAAGTACCTAGAAAATCTTGATACTGAATATTCAAAAGCTAAAAACTGGCCGAAGTCAGTAAGACTTACAACTGTTCAACCATCAGGGACTCTTTCACTACTGCCTGGAGTCACCCCTGGGGTACACCCAGCTTTTGCCCCTTACTATGTGCGACGTGTTCGGTTTGGTTCTTCAGACCCGCTAGTTGAAGCGTGTAGGAAGCGTGGCTATAAAACTCAGTGGGATATTGGTCTTGACGGACGAGAAGACCACACGAGATTAGTGGTCGACTTCCCATGTAAATCGCCAGAAGGTTCGACTCTCGCCAAGGACATGACCGCCGTACAGCAACTTGAATGGGTCAAGAAGATGCAAACTGTCTGGGCAGATAATGCCGTATCGGTGACCGTGTACTACCGCAAGGAAGAGCTTGACTCAATCAAGGAATGGCTGTCGAAGAATTATGACAAGAGCGTCAAGTCAGTTTCTTTCTTGTTGCACGCGGAGCACAACTTCGTCTTGCCCCCATACGAGGAAATAACCAAGGAAGAATACGAAAAGATGGCTTCAAAAATTGACCAGTCCATCCCGTTGATTCAAAAATCTTTTGAGGGTGAAATCCTTATGGATGATTGCGCTACTGGGGCTTGTCCAATTAAATAATGTTATACTTGAGCAATGCTCAAGGAACAACGACACGATAGCGAAGATGACATCCATGAGGTTTTGCGCTGTCTGCGAAACAGGGTTGTTGAATTAGAGAGCGCTCTTGATGCCATGCGAGGCGAGCTTCGCGTAGCCCAGCAAGAACGATGGGCTAGAGATAACTAAATACTTTAGTCGACCTCAATAAAAATACATTCGCCTGGGCAGTCCTCAGCAGCTTCAACGACCGCGTCAGTCAGACTGTCTGGAAATGAAGCCAGACCAGCCGCGCCCTCTGGGTTGCCCCTCAGTTTTGAAAATACTTTCCCATTCTCTTGGACGTAAGCCAGACCATCCTCGAGCATGATGAAAACATCCGGGGCTACCTCTGCGCACAGACCATCTCCAGTGCATAAATCTTGGTCAATCCAAACTTTCATTGCTGGCTATCCGGTATACCATCGCCATCTTTGTCTTCGGGGTTTCGACCAGTCGAAATCATTAGGCCAGCCAGCGTGCCGGTAATAAAGGTAGCAACGCTTGAGAGAACTCCAAAAAACATTTTGTCGTTTTCTGCTTGAGCGCCAATTGGTTGAGCTACAAATACGAGCGCCCAAAGAACGCCAATTGTTGTGATTGCCAGCACAAAACCCAATACGCAACCAATAACAAATTTAAGTCGGGCGTCAAGTTCTGCTGGTGTCATTCGTTGTTTCATGGCGCCACTGTCTCCTCTGTTAGAATTGTTTCTATTGTGACTTCTACGGTTGTTTCTGTTGGGTCCCAACCAAGCAAGGTTTTTGTGCAGCTTCCATCTACTTCGCATATTGGCGGCTCACATTCTTTAGCTCCCCAATTTTCTGGGTCTTGACATGAATACCTATAGCTACCGTCGTAACCACAGGACGTTAGTAGGAAAATCAAAATTGCTAACCAAATAATCATTAAAAAATAAAAAAATTTGCTTCTGGCAAAATAAATCATTTAGCACCAGCTCCCTCTAACTCAATTCCTTCAATCTTGTCCAAGTAAGCCTGAACCTCTGCACGACTCATACCCTCATTGAAAAGAGCCCATTCAAAAGCTTCGCGACCTTCTCCGGTTGCGCCAAGAACAATAGAGGCATATAGCGTTTCCGCTATATCGCGCCAATTGTTTTTTTCTGTTTTTTCAGACATGGGTTTTCTCCTATGGCAATTATCCCATAGGAGTAAAAAAAATTGTCTTAAGCTAAAAACTAAAGCTTATTTATCCCAGACGTTCCAGTTCCCTAGACCGCTTGCTGAGTTGTCCATGATGTACTTAGCAACCTTTAAGTTGCAGTGGACATCAAACAGGCCTTCAAGACCCGTCCCACAAACATTCTTGGTGACCGTCTTCCAACAAGAATTTATTTGTATAAGTCCACGGTCAATCGAGCCATCTTTATTCAGGGTCCAAATAACATTGCCTTTTGAGTCAAATTTTGCATTGACTGCTGCTGGGTTACATCGAGACTCACGGTAGGCAATATAAGAAAAGACCTCTACAGGTTCAAGACCATACTGAGCGAAAAGTGGTTCAAATTGAGGACAGCGGTGTGTTGGGTCTTCGGAAATGTTGTAACGGCGCTTATTGCCGTCCTTGATTGGGTTTGGCAGGGCTGGGAGAAAGGCTGTTTCTAGCCCTGCTCGCTCCAAGGCGCTCAGGTGAGCTGCCCTAGTTGCTGGGCCATAATGACCGTCCGCAAGGACTCCCAGAATGGTCTGAAGCTGACTCACTCGTTCGCTTCGTTCGTTGAATAGAAAGGATGCCGTCAGAAGTGAATTCTTGTCCTCTTTGGCCTTGCTCGGAGACTCGATTACCTTAAGGGTGTAGGAGCTGGCTGGTCGGGGTGTTTGCCTGTCTTCCCTGGATTCAGCTAGTGAATTTCCGCCGATTCCAATTGCTGCTGTGAACCATAAACCTATAGCTACTGCTAATTCCTTGGTAAACAAACTCTCTCCTATCGTTAGCCGCCTGGAGGTAAAGACTTAGTAAGACCTAGTTTTTCGGCCTCGGCGGGATGGTCATGTTTCCATCGGTGATGCGCTCTGCATAGCACCTGACAGTTATTAGGGTCTAAGTAATTGCCTCCTCGACCCCGAGGGATAATTTCATCAATGTCCAATATGCTTGAACACGGTATAGACCCTAGCAGGAATTTCGCTTGACACAACCCCATGTCGCGTTTCATTACTATACGCCTTACTTTTTCACGCTCTTTATCTTTTTCTTTAGTTTTAGCGCTTTTAAACTTGAGTGGAGTCGACTTAACTTTCTTTTGTTGAGTAACTGAAGGTTTGTCAAGACATTTTCTTAATCTTGCGCGCGAATCACGCTGACCTTCAACTAAATAAAGGTTTCCAAAGCTCCCACATTTTTCGTATTTACAATTTTCTTTTCTGCCTTCACAATTTCCTTTATGGGAAAATGTTTTCATACGATGATTCTTACGTTCTTCCCTTTACGGGAAACAAGTGCTTGAATTGCTCCGGAGATTGCATCAACTTGGTCGTCATGGGCACCATAAGGAAAGACTTCACATTCATCCAATAAAGCAGAATTCCAATTACCCCTAGACAGCATTACGTTGCCAGCCTCTGAAGCTGCAGAGAAAACACCCGCCCTGTCCTTCTTGGCAGTGTTGGACTTTACCCCTTTGAAATTAAAACCAGGGACAACGGTTCTGGCGTAATGGTCAATTACGTTAACTCCAGAGGAGCCTGGTTCTTGTTCCATAATTATCTTGACCGACAAGCCATCTTCCTGGGCTGTTTGAGATATTAGTTTCTCAACTTCGTACGGAGTCCCGCGCATTCTTCTGATATCTAAAATGAAATATCTTCCATCTTTGGTTCCTACCAATGCGCCGACTGTCCAGTCTGGGTCGGTGCCATGCTTTTTTGCAGTGGCCGCCAAGTCCCAATAACGGACTTTTTCTATGCCTTCCGGGATTACTCCGGTTATTGCAAACCAGTCCCGCTTAAACATGCCGCCTTCTTCTCTGATTTCCCAGTTGCCGTCAAGTAGGCGAGCTTTTTCAATTGCGTCAAGCTCGTCAAGACTCTTGATATAGGTATCTGCATCGAGCGATGGGTTGTCTGAAATTTTTGCTGGCATGAATTTTCTATCTTCGCTTCTGTTAAGCAAAAATCTTTCATAGACCCAGTTGTTCCCTGGACCTCCAGGGTTGGTGGCAGCCCTCACTCGAAGAGGGATATCCGCCGAGGACATACCGCATCTTGGGCATCTCAGTAAATTGTCAGATGGGGCTGGTTTTCTAACTCGGGAGAAACCTACATATCTAAAAACTCTGTCGGTTTTCCATTGTGTTAATTCATCTACCCCAACAAAGTGATAAGCGAACGATTGGAATTTGTATCTGTCCTCGTCTCTTTCACAGTGGTCAAAAGAAAGTGTCGCGCCAGACGGGAATGTCCACCGCTTATTGGTGCCGACATATTGAGCGTCGGTGTTAGCGAGCCACGCATTACATCTATCAATGAACCCGTCAGGACCTGAGAGTTGTGGGTATGTTTGACGCAAAAGCAAAGCTGAATACCCGGGAACACAAATGTATTGAAGCGCCGCCATCAGCAGAGCATCGCTTTTACCTCCACCAGCCGCGCCGCCATACAAAGCTTCGCGCGTTGTTGACCATGTCAAAAATGCCGCCTGCTTCGGGTGCATGTTGTGGGGCAATTGAAAGCCGCATGGGACTTTGTAATTTGTTAGCGAAGCTAATTGTTCACGCGTTGTCTTGCTCATCTACTTCTTCCACGACTGCTGCTTCGATAATTTCATCTTCATCCCAAGCATTCAAAACATTGGATGGTAAATCCCCGGAATCAACAAGCGCCTGAAGGATTGCTCTCTTCCTTGTCTCGTCTTCTTCCAGCGTCGCCGCTTTTTCAATCTGCATGCCGTCATTGGTATTGCTTAATTCAAGCTTGACGGTGTTGTTGTCTCCCCATTCTTGAGGCCAGCGCTTAGCAAGGAATCTTTCGGCTGCTTTCCAGTCACCACCTCTTGCCTCTTTGAACCAAGAAAGAACAAGGCCGGCTTGTGCTTCGCTTTCCGCACGACTTATCTCTTGTGCAAATTTTAAATACGGCTCTTCTTCTGGTGATGGGTCTTGACCATCTTGTATTGCTTTTTGTTCAGTCAGCCCTCTGTTAATCCACCTAGATACAGTCATCCTGGTTATACCAACTGCCTCTGCCGCGCGGGCATATGTCATGCCGCCACGCATCAAGTCCACGATTGAGGGTCCAAGTGTTTCGCACAGGGACACGGACTCACCGTTGACTTTTCTTGGTTGGCGAGCACCAATGGGGAATTTATTATCGGAGGTCATTTAATTTTTTGAACGTAAATTCCGTCATGGGCTTTAGGGATATGAGTTTTTACCTTTACACCCTTCCTGTATGCAGCCATATAGATAGCCGACCTCATCGACTCTACGGAAACATGAAAGTCCTCATACTGCTTCAATCGCCACACCGAGCCATCCAACCACTCGCCCCATGGGTATTTTTCTTCTGTCGCCCTGCGTGGCCAGGTGATGATATCCCTCAGTCTTGGTTTTGTTTCTTCGGCTTGAAGTTGATTATTTTCAGAGTTTTGCATCTGGATTTTCCTTTAAGAAATCGTCAATTGCCATTTCCAATAATTTGTCGTTGTTCCTAATTCTTTCAATGAGTGTCGCAACCCAAAACAATGAATAACCAGACGCATCCGCAATCGCTTGCATTGTGCCATCACCAGTTCTCCAGGTATTGAAGATGTCAAAGCGCAATCTATTTTCTGCAAGCTTGGTTTGTTTACGTAGAGCATTAAGAGCCTCGCGCCTTCTACCAAGTCTTGATTTGACCTCATCGGTCAACTGTCTTGGTTCATTTGCCACAGGCATGTATGCAACCTTTTCAGCCATTTTCTTCCTCTTCTAATTGCTCAAAAAGCGAGTATTCATTATCTAGATATTTTGAATAACCAGTTGGGTCGCCGGTCTGCAAGCGGGCAAATTGAAACACAATTTCCTTATAGGCTTTTTGGTAGTCCATATTTGCAACATCTGCTGGTTCAACAATCGACGCCATGGATTGAATTGCCTCGTCTTGTCCTGCTACGTAGGGGGAGAGACTCCCCGGAGAATTCCTCAGGAAGCGATTCTTTTTTAATACATAGTTCCACAACCAGTAAGAAGTGAAATGAAGATTGTGGGTGATGACTCTGTATCGATTTAGTTTTTCGATTGCATCTTCCAAGACAAATGCAGGAATAACAACAGAATCAAAAACCAATTCCGAGTTCTCCGTATCCGTGACCTTGAGAATCTTTTTGAAGTCAAGAGCCATTTCCATTTGTTCTACGGTCTCATCAATCCACTGTTCGTTTTCGTCAGTCGTCATCTGATTCCCTATCGCAAACAGTGACCGGCTTTACTTTTTCAGCAAAGCAATAACAATTCCGGTGCATTTCATTATTCATCTTTCCCCTCCTCCCACATTGCGTCGTAGATGCAGTTAACAAGAGCGTGCAGGGTCTTTTGCTGTTCATTCAAAGGTTGGCTCACGCCGGTCCAGCCCTGGTTTTGCTCAGCAACTAAAGATGACAACATGTCATTGGTCGTATCGGCTGGTGCCAAAGCGATTTTTGAAAAATTCGTCACTGTCTAAGACTCCTATACGACCCAATGCCTTGTTTGTGTATTTTTCGATTTAGGAATTGCTTCCACATCTCATTGCAATTTACCACATCAACAGCACCCCGTGCGTACATAAATATAAATTTAAAATAGTCGTCAAATTAATTGTGTTAATATGCCACGACTTATGGAATATCTAGATGAACCTGAATGGAATATATCGGGAGGTATCAATGGTATTCGTATTGACAGACCCAAGTGGATTCACAAATCATCATGCCGCGGCGAAGACACGAACATCTTCTACCCCGCTCCTGGAGATGTCGACAAGCTTCGATTAGCAAAACAGATTTGTAAAGATTGCGTAGTTAGGAAAGATTGTCTTCAGCACGCACTAGACAACAATGAACGCTTTGGTATTTGGGGAGGCAAGAGTGCCCGAGAGAGAAGCTTGATACTTAGGGCTCAAAGACTTCTAGACAGAGGCAATCACAGCTAATCCCGACTAAACAAGTCAACAATAGGGTTTATTCTATATCGTAGAAATATCTATCGTCATCGGATGTCTTCCACTTAGCAGCGTCTTCAACATCCCACTGACGAGTATTAATCAATCTATCAATCAGTGTCCCGGTCTTAGTGGAAAAAGAAGGGTCGAATAACCTCACCCTGTTATTCGGCTGGATAGCAAAATTGCCATCGTCTCTAATTATGACGTGCCCACACTTGTGCTGGCCGGGGTTGACGCTGAAGCCTGCGTTCAAAACGTTGTCTTCTGGGGCGTGCCAATCAAGAGTGAATAAGTATTTGCCATTGACAAACTGCCCGCTTCTAGACACATAGGTCATCCGCATGTTGCGCATAGCTTGAAATTCAGTCACTGTTACATACGGACTAAAAGAATTCCACAGAACCAAATCATGTATGTCTACTTCTGGAACGCCCGGCTCGGAACAAAAAGCAGATATTGGCATTCTCCACCAGACCCCACCGTCTTCCATCAGGAAATGAAACAGTGGTGAGCGGCCTTGGATTGATGCCACCCCAAAAATCACACAAGGAAAATATTCAGAATGCGAGTCTTTTTGGTTTCTTAGATAGTTACCTCGTACGAAACACTCTACTTGTGGGGTGTTCGCGTTTAATTCCGGCATATCTGAACTTTACATCACGAGCTGGCAAGGTAGGGCTCGAACCTACGACAAACGGATTAACAGTCCGTTGCTCTGCCAACTGAGCTACTTGCCACTGGGCTTTTCTTACTTAGAACAATCCTAGTTGAGGGGTGTCTGTGTCTATCGGGATTCTTCCTTGGGCCATCTTCTGGAACTCTTTTTCGCTGAGCACCTGATACGACCAAGCATCTTGATAGATGTTTGGGTTGCTATCAGTGGGACAACGAGACAAAAGCTTCAGTAATTTACATCGAACCAATGGCTGCTCATCGGTACTTGAATTTACATACCAATCATCTTCTGGATTGCTTTTCTGCCATCGGATAAAAACAACATCATGAGTTTGACCAGAAAGAACAACTTGCCCGAACGTGCCTTTGATACTCATTTGATTCCCCACCACCAATCATCTTTTGTCAGCTCTGGGATAACCGGGGAGTAGTCCTTATAGTGTTTTGTCTTTCTTGCATATCTAGGGTTCAAGGTACGCAAGTAGCCTCGCGGAGAACGCATCAGAACTCCTGGCTTACCTGTGGCTTCACAGGTCTTAGTGGACTCCAAGAAATACTTACGGACTACTGCGTGCATGGTATTGGTCAAGTCTTTATCGGCAGGTTTAGAAGGTTGGAAGTAATATCTCAAAACGCCGAATTTCTGTTTTATCTGTATGACTTTGTAGTCGGGGTCAAGAGTGCTTAATTCATCATCGCAATCCACAACTATTTGATACCACCCTTCATCAATAGATATGTGCTTGCCAAAACTAGGGATGATTTTGTCTTTGATTTTTTCCACCCTATAAGCAAGCGGCGACACCCTACCCTACTTAGATACTGAACATCCCGCACTGCGGAATAGGTAGAGGTAGGAAGCAAAGTCGCCTTTAGGGAACGTGGCTACAGCAGGTCCATCAATACCATAAACCTTTATAGAAACAGAATTACGAGCATTCATTAACGACCTCACAAAAGCTTTGCCGTCTGTGATACTAATCCCATCAAATGACTTTGTCCGTGCATACTTGATATTTCTTGGTTTGCCATTGTCGAATTTGACTTGTCCGGTGCCGTTGCCATAAAGGTTCGTATTGGGATACATGCCGATAGGAGCCGAGTAATACAAAACTGAAAACTTCTTATTAACACAAAGAACCTCGAGCCAATAAACCACATCGATACCGCTTATGTATCTCATCTCCACAGATTGCACACCCAGCTGCACAATGCTGTCGAATCCGTCATCATCACTGAAATCCATCCAGTAAGGAGTACATACCCTGGTTTGTGGGTTATAGGTATAGCCGAGGCCTTCATTTATGCCACACGGGTCTCCGTATTCAGCTTTGGCAGCTTGGGGCAGTGCGGTAAGTACAAGGGCGGTAAATAGCAGTGTGATTGTTTTGATTGGTTTCATGTGTTATACCGTACGGGTGATTGAGATATAAAACAACCCAGTCATAGTATTATTTGGGTAGGCTACCTATACACCTGATATTGCTTCTACACTGGATTGGCGGTTGCCAGCCTCGAAAAGTCGCGCGCACGTTTCGGGCAAGGTGGGGGGGGTATCTCCTGCCACACACAGCGCAGTGGGTATCGAGTTTACTCCCTGGCTTACTCCAGCCCTCGGGCGAACATATGTTCGTAGCGCGAGGTTGCCACCAGACGCGTCAGGCGCGCGCCTGTTGCGTGCTGTGTGTGTGTCTGCCTAGCCAGGCTACCTAGTCTATAACTCTTCTCTAAACGCATCTAAACGCGTCTCACGCCTACTGTAAACGCGCGCGAGGCACGCCTAGAAACGCGCCACGCGTGCGCGAATTGTTGCCCATATAAACGACAAGAGCGCGCACACTCGCGAGAGTGTGCGCGCTCTGTGCGCGTCTAGTGCTTAGTTATCAGTCTTGAGAGACCCAAATCTGACCGCCGAAATCTAGAGTTTTCTTGTTGATGTATTCATCTGCCAATTCTTCCGCGAGTCTGTCACGCTCACGAATCATTTCATTGACGCGCGCTCTGTGTATCGCGTTGAGTTTTGTTGATGTCTCATCTTGTACCAATAACGCACCAACATAAAACAGAACACAGAACACTGAGAAGATGAGAAGAAAACTCATCACGAATGACGCGCGCTCAGTAGTGAACACAAGCGCAATCATTCCGATTAAAACGCAAGTGAGCACGCCGAAATTACCGCGCGCGAATTGTGGCGACATCATCGCCCTATCTAATTGCGCACCGATTACGCGCGCGCGAGATGGTCTCGCCATCTCTCTTGCTGTTGCTGTTGCTTTCATTTTGTTGTCTCTCTTTCGTTTGTTGTTGTTGTTGTTGTTGAAAGTGTCGCGCGTGGCTCAGAGGGTAAGCCACGCGCGACGCGCTTTCAT